TATTTGAATTAAATCACGATAAAAATTTAAAAGTGTGAATTGATTGGCATTATTTAGTTGTGCTAAATTTCTTCTGTTAATTACTTAAACTTTTCTCTGGATTTGAAATGCAGATCTTAAAATTTTTACAGAGTTTTAATACAGTCGGCACCTATTTAACACTTGCTTCCATCTTGCTTGTGGTCATGATCATTTATTTTTATGTAATTAATCCCGCATGAACATTTTGAAAGGAATAGGTCTTCTCATCTATTACTTTTTTAAGAACGGAAGATGAATAATAATAGGATAGGGATATGAAATTTAAAATATTATTATTAAGTTTTATTGCCACCGGTTGTTATGCTAATGAAAGTACAGCTGACCCAGATATTTGTAATATCGTAAAAAAGGTCGCTTATAACGTGATGGAAGCACGGCAGCAAAAAGTACCAGCACAAGATTTACAACAAATTGCTGATGGGCTGGCAGATGAAGAAGCCAAGCAGCTTTATCAAGACTTAATTAGCTCAGCTTATGCTGCCAAAGTATTTAAGACAAATTTCTTTAAACGCCGAGCAATTGAAGATTTTCAGGCAGGATGGTATGAGGAATGTTTACGTAGAAATGAATAATAATTAAAAAAATAATGAGTATTTAATTTTAAGAACAACTAATTAGTTAAGAGAATAAAAAAATAGACTGACAGGTCTGTCTAGGTATTTTAATTTGAAAATAAAATTCGAATTTATAGGTATTTATTTAAAAATAAATGCTCCGAAGATGCCGCTGCATGTCGTTACCCTTGAACCCTAAAGTTCAGCGGGGTTTTAATGATTCTAACAATACAATGCAATATTAAGCAATACCTAGCGATATTAAAAAATCAATATTTTTAATAATTTATATTAAAACAATACAATGCAATATTACACAATCTTTAGCAATACAAAAATAGTCTATTAATAGTCTATTTTCAAAAATACGGTCTATTTTTCAGGTTTAAGTCTATTAAAGGTCTATTTTAAATGATTAAAAAAGCGGCAATTAGCCGCTTATGCTGTGTGTGCCATTTTGTTTTGTTCAATATACGCCAAAACATCAGCCTTCACATAATTTACCTGACGTTTGTGTGGTTTCGAAAAGGGAATACCGCCGCCTTCACATCTTTTCTTCTGCAACCATGGTAAAGATACGTGCATTACGATTGCAACCGTTTCAGGTGGGAAAGTCTGATTATCAGCGGCTTCCCAAAATTCTTTCTTGGCAGCCTCTTTTTCTGCATGTGTCATACGATCTAATTTAGTTAAACGTGACATATAAATCTCCTTAATGCTTCAACTCATTACGTTCTTTCTTCAATTGACGCAAAAGGTTGTGAAGAGTAACGGTTACAGCTTTATCTAAACTTTTAGTTGAATGGAATTCGGCAAGCTGAGAAAGTGCTAAACCAAAAATGTGGTATGCAAAAACCTTTGCAGCCTCAGGATTATTTTTGAGAAGCTCCTCAGTACTTGGACAAATGATTTTTTCAAAAATATGAACAGCTACCTGATCCGGAGTACCTTCAATACGGCTAGGGCTCAAATTAACTTCACCAATAACTTTGCTCATTGTTGAGAATCCTCACTTAAAATTTCCCATTCACCCCAATCGCCCAAGCTTTGGGCTACAGTACTAGTTGAGAAGGTTGATTTTGAGCGAATCGCAATTATTACCCCAGCACAAAAACAGACTGAAACTTTTTACAGTAAGTATGACTTTAATTTTCAAACCGAACGCCGTATTGAAGATATTCCGGGTAAGGTTGAGTTTGTTCGTGGTGAGATTAAATCAGGTAATTTTTTCCGAGCACGTAACAAACTAGCGGTTAAAATTCATCAAGAGATGGTTAAGAAAAAATTTACCCCTACTAATGCCCAAGGTGATCTTACTAATCTGGCAAAAGGAATTGCTGAGATTGTTTTACGTGGCCATGTTTTTGTTAAAGCAATGTGTAGCGCATGTCAGGGAATAGGAAAGCTCGAAATTTTTAATTCAAAGGGTTTTCCTGATGGTTCAAAGTTTTGTGAAAAGTGTAATGGAAATGGTAAGCGGCCATATACATTAAATGAAAAAATGGAAATTGCTAATATTGATGCAACTAAGACTGCTTACATTAAGAGTTACCAGAAATATGAGCAGCTTGGAGAATCAGTAGTTGCAGAATGGGAAAATGAAATACGCGAAAGAATTCAGCGCTCTTTTAGATTTGAACTTAAAGGTGAAAGATATTAAGTAACTTCATATTAATTTTAAAACACAAAAGTATGTTTTTAAATGAGCAATAATTAAATGCTCATTTAAAACTCATATTAGCCTATATTATTATAAATTTAAGCAAGTATTATTTGGGAATTTTAATAGTGTCTAAAGAGGAAGATTTAATAATTAATACATTAAATGAAAAAGGTTATGATCCAATTTTTGAGGCAGAATTTTACAAATTACGAACTTTAAAGCTAAAGCTAGATAAAACACCAGTTGATGCTCCAGAATTTGTTGAAATGCATGAATCATTTATTGAGCAAGAAAGGGCCTTTGAAGAGAGATTCTTTCGATTAAATTCTTAATAAATACAGTTTTAATAAACTTTTTTTAAAATCTTATAAGTTTTTTTAAACTGTATTTTTCATTTGTTTCCTCATAAAGACACAAGTGGGTATGAAGATTTAAAACTTATTAATTATTTTGGGTTAAAAATGACATCTATCATCAACAATATTACTTTTTTTACTAAAGGCGTTAAGCACACCCGATCTCATAAACGCAAAGTATATGACTATAATGAATCTATAGATGAAATATTTAAGGCATATAATATTTATACTTTTGCTAGAACACCGGGGGGCAGTAGGTTTAAAAAAACGAAAAAATTGAAATCAGTGAGTTTGCTGTAATTGAACAATATTCAATGTTTTTAAGTGGCAAATACTTGCATACGATGGGCGCATTTTCTTCTTCAAATAGTCAATTACCCGTGAATACTATTGTTGGGCGATATTCTTCTATAGCACATGATGTGAAAAGAATGCATGGAAGCCATCCAACCTCTCGATTTACAACCTCAATGCTTACTTATGATTCGAAGGTAACGGCTTTCAATGATTATTTAAAAGATAATGGTGGTGAGATTAAACACGTACACCATGACTTACCTAATTCTTCTCCAATCGTAATAGGTAATGATGTCTGGATTGGTCAAGATGTAACTTTTTCAACATCTGGTATTTCGGTTGGTGATGGAGCAATAGTTGCAGCAGGCTCCTTAGTAACAAAAGATGTACCACCCTATGCAATTGTTGGCGGTGTACCTGCAAAGATTCTTAAATATAGATTTGATGAAGAGACTATAAAAGAATTATTAGAATTAAAATGGTGGCAATATGGTTTCGCTGATTTTAAAGAGATAAATGTTGATGATTCAATTGAAGTGTTTATTAAGAAATTAAGAAAAATGGTTGATTTAGGTGAGATTTCACCTTTTCAGCCACAGCGTCTAACTATTAATGAGTTTATAAATATTTAACTATTGCTTGACAGTTGGGTATACACTTGAGTATAAAGATTTCTAAAATGGGCGAAATGTAAAGTAATCGCCAGTAAGAATTTAAGAGCTCGCTAATCGGTGGGCTTTTTTATTGTCTGCAGAAAGGCAGCACGTGAGATGCGAAACCTGCGTAAGTGGTTTGAATCCAGTATGATTTCGTCACATGCTGAGTTAGCCTCAGAGTGCTAATTTGTGGGTTACACCCCAACCTAAGAATTGAAAGACACCAAAGCAGATTGATAGCTAACTTTGAGAAGTGCATAGTGTTGAGTAGCCTTAGGCCACAGTGCGGATAATGCTGTGGCAACTATTTAAGTTAGCCGGACGTATTCCGGCAGAAAAGAGCCCCGCTAAATATCGATTATTGGCGGGGCTTTTTATTAAATTTTAATTGAATTTGCTAAGGATAAAGATGTATAAAAATATTATAAAATCCAATAATTATATTATTAATTCAATAATTTATTTAAAATTAAATTAATCGAATTTAAACAATATTTACTTGGATGATGCATTAGGTAACTCAAATAAACATGATTTTAGGAGAATAATTAAAAAAACGGAGTACAAATGCTATGAATAAGAATGTAGAGCTAATAAATTACATTGATGTAGCTGAGACAGTTTACGAACGGGTATATGAAAATAATAAAATTTCAAATAATTTGATTGTTAATCTAAATCGCATTATGGCTGAGATAAAGAATCAAGCTGCAGAAAAAAGACTCAAATTGAAGTACAGCTCAATAGACTTTGAATATTGTTTAAGTTTGCCTTTAGCTGATCGCAAAATAAAAGTAGATTTAAGCCTTATACCTCATTTTGAAGATCGTGAAGAAAGTATTTTGTGGTTAACTAACTTTATTGGAAAAATTTGTGAGCCCAGAAAGATGCAAAGACAGAAAAAAAATCTTCATTAAGTACCTGTGAATTTTAGATGAACCGCCCTTAAAGCGGTTTTTTATTGCTAGTAGAATATTTAAGGTATCTTTTCTAATAGGCACATACTACTGAAGTGTTTTTTATTTATTTTTTAGATTGAAAAGATTGCTATTTAAGTAATTTAAATATAAAAATCTTTATTGATTGAGAGTAGTTGTTATACAGGATATTTATAAGGATTTTAAAATGACAATTATCACATTGCTTGATGTTGAGACGAAGAAGAAGGTGATAGTTCGGTCCGTAATAGACCCAATAGCAAGAATAGACAAAAAAGGGAATATACAAATTATTCAAATTCATAAATGGCTATATGATGAATCTGGAGATTTCGTTGATGAAGACTTATATGAGGCACTCAACAATGGAGAAGTTGGAATATACATAACTTTGCAGTATATGATCATTAATATTGAAAATTAATTATTTTTTATTTTTAGTCAGTTTGAGTTCTTACTCTCTAGAGCCTAATGGTTACTACACATAAGACCTTATTAAGTATTACCTATTGATGGGCACATATTCTTTATAACTCTTGATAAGTAAAAAAATTATGTAGGCTAAAAATAAAACTAATTAAAAAAGAAATCTTTATCTATTTAAATATGAATATTTGATATTTTTAATTCAATCCCTATTGCTAGTGCTTAAATATTATGCCAATATGAAGTTGGAGATATTTCCGAATAGATATTTCCTATTTCAGGTCTAAGCGTTTTTTTTCGCTAAGCCCATTTCTGAATAAAAATAGGAAGTGGGCTTTTTTATTTTTAAATATTTCTGTATTATCAGTGTGTTGCTGTAGGTAACACTAAACCTTGTTGATCAGCGCAAATATCAAAAAGGGGAAGCTTGCCTACTAGGCAAGCTTTTTAAATTGATCAACTAAACACAATAATTCATTTCAAAGCTCATTAGAAAAATCAAACTTTCCTAGCTTTTATTCGTACTAATTTATTGAATCTAATCGTCTTTATAATTTTAGAAAATTCCTTAAACTAAAAATGGAAAATTTCTTGTTGCAACATTGTTATAATAGGACTACCTTAAGAAAAATACTTTATAAAAATGAGGAGCTGCTGAAATGCCACAGTATCTCATGTTTGCGGAAAATATTTATAACAAAATTAAAGATGAGGAATTGTTTTCACATGACTGTATTGAAAATATGAACTTACTTATGATATGTATACGCAGAGAAATTGAGGGAACAGAATTTAAATTAAAATATAATTTTATTGATTTTGTTGAATTGTTCAGTAGACCATTAGATGAATGTAAAGTAAAAATAGATGTGAGTTTGATTCCTCCTCATAATTCAGAAGGTGAGTATATTTTATGGTTAGCTGGATTTATCGAAAAAATTACAGAAGGTGGACCTAAACCACCTCCGCCTATAAAGAAATTTATTCCAGAGTATATGGGCTTGAAATCTGAATTAGATTTTTTACCTTTAAATGAGGAAAAAATTCAAACCGAAGGTAAAGAAATTACGGATTACTTTAATTCAAAGCTTTATAAGGCAACTTTTAAGAAGTAATACTATATTGCCTGTGAGTTTAGCCACCGCCTTAGGGCGGTTTTTTTATGGGTGAGAATAATGGATTCTACAGAATACTTTTGGCTTACTCGGAAAAAAGAACCTAAAAACAAGCCTAAATCCAGACCGCTACCTAAAGCTACTCAAAAGTACTTAGAGGCAGAGGAAGAATTTACTGAAGCTTTAGACAATCTGGAAATTAAATACGAAAAGAAATTCCAGTTTAAATCAACAAAGCATTGGAGATTTGACTTTCATTTAATTGAACATCGTATTCTTGTTGAAATTGCTGGCGGTCCCTGGTCAGGTGGACGAAAGGGCAAGCTGGCAACAAAGGCGTGGAGTATGGACCGTTACGATGTTGCTGAATCAATGGGATATACCGTTGTTCGGTTAGAGGCAGCACCACGATTTAAGATTAATGAATCTGGTCCATTACAGATCCAAGCTCATTTCGCAAGCCAATGGCTTAAAAATTTAAAGAGGCAAATATTTAATGGATCAGATCAGACCATTTCCTCCAACTGATTTTATGGATCAGGCCGAAGAAGAGGAAGCACTCCGTTTAATACCTGCACCTGATTTAAAACTATGGGTAGTTGCTAATTTTCTTACGCTGGGTGGACCTTTACATAATCCAGATCACGACCATATCGCTGAGATGCTTCATGACAATGAGGGTTTCTTGGCTTTCGCATGGGCTTCTTCTGCTTATACCAGAGCTAAGCGTATGGTGCTTGGCCAATGTGAAAAGGTTATGTTTCAACAAGGTGGCTGGAAGAAAGCCCGACAAGAGCAGCAAATGCGCGACTGGTTCGGATTCGTTCCAGTTTACTTAATCACAATCGATGCAAGCTTTTGTGAAAAGGCAAACGATAGCGAGTTCTGTGCTTTGCTTGAACATGAGCTTTATCACATTGGTGTAGAGAGAGACTCGGACGGTGAGATTATTTACAGTGATCATACTGGATTACCAAAGCACTATTTAGCTGGTCACGATGTGGAAGAGTTTATCGGTGTTGTTAAACGCTGGGGTGCAAATGAAAACGTTAAGCGGCTTATTGAAGTCGCTAAAAACCCGCCGTTTGTTTCTGATTTAGATATTTCGAAATGTTGTGGAAACTGCGTAATTACCTGAGCCTTGAGGCTCTTTTTTTTGGCTATTTAGGTTGACGTAGGTTGACAGGATTGAGGATATGGCGGCTCTAAAAAAAGAGGTAAAACTCTTTATAGTTCGCTCACTTGCCGTATTTAATACACCCACAGAAACTGCTGAGCTCGTCAACCAAGAATACGGGATAAAAGTTACTAAACAGCAGTGTGAGAAATACGACCCGACCAAACGGGCAGGCGAGAACCTGAGCGAAGAATTAAGAAAAGATTTTGAAAAAACTCGCGAAATGTTTTTGGGTAAGCCTGAGGCAATCCCTATTGCAAATTTAGCGGTGCGTTTACAGCGCTACGAAAGCCAATATCAAAAGCACAGTAGAAACCGTGTAGCAGCTTTAAGCATTCTTAAGCAAGCTGCTGAGGACATAGGCGGCAAGTACACGAATAAGACTGAAATTACAGGCGCTGGTGGTGGTCCATTACAAAGCGAAAATATTACCTATGTGACTGCTACCGATGAGCAGGTAAGGCAGGCGATAGATGAACTCGAGAACGAATATTGATCCTGTTAAAGCCAAAGCTAAACGGATTAAATGTGAGAAAGAACATTTATTTTTCACGCGTGCTTTCTTCTTGCCACGTATGGGCTTTAAGTTTTCGGTCAATTGGCATCATGAATATATTGCCGACAAGATTGATGAGGTAATTGCTGGCAAGGTTAAAAACCTAGTTATTAACGTTCCACCCGGAAGCGGTAAAACTGAATTACTTACAAACCTTATTGCCCGTGGTATAGCACGTAATCCTCGTTCGCGGTTTCTGTATTTGTCTTTCTCGCAATCTCTTGTAGAGGATGTATCAGCTACAGCTAGAAATATTGTTAAGTCGGAAGACTTTCAGAACTTATGGCCTGTAAAGATTTCTACCAGTACGGATGCAAAGTCGAGCTGGAAAACTACAGTTGATGGTTACGATGCTGGTCATGTTTATTCTGCTTCAATGGGTGGGCAGGTCACTGGACGCCGTGCTGGTACATTAGCTAATGAGGGCTTTACCGGTGCGATTATTCTTGATGACCCGTTAAAGCCTGAGGATGCATTTAGCCAGACCGCTAGACGTAAAGCTAACCGTAAAATTCTAAACACGGTCAACTCTCGTAAAGCTAAATCTGACACGCCAATTATTCTGATCATGCAACGTTTGCATGTTGAGGATCCGACTAATTTTGTGATGACCGGTAATGTACCTGGTGAATGGGAGCAGATCAGTATTCCTGCACTTATTGACGATGAGTACATCAGTAAGCTACCGGAGCACATACAGCGCAAAATTCCACGTGATGTTGAACGTGATGAGAAAGGTAGACAGAGTTATTGGCCATTAAAAGAATCTTTACTTTCATTGCTGCAGCTGGAGAAAGGGGGTGAAGATAAAGACGGCGCTACAGTGTCACGCTACACCTTTGCAAGCCAATACATGCAAAACCCTAAAAAGCTGGGTGGTGATCTTGTTAAGGCTGAATGGTTTGGCCGTTATGTTGAATTACCTGTTCTTAAATGGCGTGCGATTTGGGCAGATACGGCGCAAAAGACAAAAGAACATAACGACTTCTCAGTGTTCTTATGTGCTGGTCTTGGCTATGACAATAACCTTTACATCATTGACGTGAAGCGTGGCAAATGGGAAGCACCAGAGCTATTGAAAGAGGCTAAAGCTTTTATCAATAAACACAAGGACAGTAACACAAAGATTGGCAAGCTTCGTTATATGGCCGTAGAGGATAAGGCGAGTGGTACCGGTTTAATTCAGTCTATATCTAAGCAGACCACTTTACCAATACGTGCGATTCAGCGAAGTACTGACAAGCTATCTAGGACTATGGACGTCATTCTTTATGTTGAAGAACGCCGTGTCTGGTTACCAGCTAATGCACCGTGGCTATTGAACTACATTGAAGAGATTGAAGGCCTTACTGCTGATTGGTCACATGACCATGACGACCAGTGGGACCCAACGATTGATGCAATTAATGATTCATTAGCCAAAAAGCCAACTGTATTTGATTAGAGGAAATTATGGCTGAAACTAAAAAGCCCGATGCAATTGGCGATGCAGGGGCGTATACAAACTTTGTCTCAAATATTGGTACCGAACGTGACAAAGCTTCACACGGTTCTTTCGTTAAGAAAGTAATTCCTGATGAGCAATTAGAAGCTGTGTATCAACACTGGTTAGCTAAGCGAATCGTCAACCGTCCAGCAAGTGACATGCTCCGAGCTGGATGGTTTTTTGAAGGGATTCAAGATAACGATTTATTGAAGCTTAAAGAGGCATGTAAGGCATTTAACTTAGATGGGGTACTCTTATCTAGTTTAGTCCTTTCTCGCTTATATGGCGTTTGCTATGTGCTTCTAGGAACTGTAGACGGCGGCAACTTAGATCAACCGTTCGATTTAAACAAGTTAGGTGTTGGTCGTTTAGAGTTTTTCACGGTGCTTAAGAAAAAGCACATTGAAGCTGATACCAGTAAATATTTATCACCTAAGGAGGCAGGTGGAGTTTTAAAGCAGCCTGAATTTTACAAGCTAAAGCTTGATGGTAAATCTAACCAACGGATCCACCACACTCGCTTAATCAAATTTTGCCATGCAGATGTAGTTAATGAAGAACCTGTAAGTGTTTTGCAGGAAGTTTATGAAGATCTGCTTGATCATGCTGCCGTAAAGAAAGCCACTGCTAGTCTGGTCCATGAATCAAAAATTGACGTGATTAGAACACCTAACTTGGTCGATAAGATCAAAGAGGATATGAAATCCGTAGCTGAACGTTTTCTTAGTGTCGGATTGCTTAAGGGCTTGAATGGCATGATCGTCTTGGATAAAGAGGAGGAGTATGACTCTAAATCTTATAGCTTTGGCGGTCTGCCTGACCTCATGCGTGAGTATTCGATTCAAACTGCTGGTGCAGCTGATATGCCATATACGATTTTATTTGGGCAATCACCTGCAGGCATGAACGCAACTGGTGAGCACGACACACGGAACTATTACGACAGTATCGCAACTAAGCAAATATGGTCCTTAAAGCCATTCATGATGAAGCTTTTAAGAGTAATTGTTCAAGCTACATTTGGTCGTCAGATTCCAAGTTTAGATGTTGTGTTTAACCCGTTATGGCAATTAGACGCTAAGGTGCGTTCTGAGGTTGAGAAAGCTAACGCTGAACGGGATTCCAAGTATTTAGAAATGGGCATCATTACCGAGCCACAGATAGCAAAACAGCTTGTTATTGACGGTGTTTATTCAGTGATCGATGAAGCTCATATCAAAGAGCTTGAGACAATGGTGAAGCTTAATGACAACGATAATTCAGATCCTGAAACCACACCTCCAGCAGGCGAAGAAACGTAAAAAAGGTCGTAAAGCTTCTAAGCCGAGGGCCGTGCACGTAAATCGCCGTGTAGAGCTTTTTTACACGCGGCAATTACTAGCTATCTCAAAATATTGTCAGGAACAAACTAAGGAATTAGTTATTCCTACAGTAGGCCAGAACATCGGTGATGCTTGGTTCTCAGACATGATGACGGCCTTTAGGGAAAAGCTCACAAAGTATGTTGTTGAGATTTCCCGACCGTTGGCCACAAAAGTTGTGACTGACACCCAAAAGGAAGTGGACAAGCAAATTGCAGAGCACACCAAAACAATTATTGGTGTGGATCTTACGCCGTTTTATCGAGCTGCTGATATCCAAGACGAGGTAGATCTAAACATTACGGCAAATGTCAGTTTGATTAAGTCTATTCCGCAACAATATGCCGATAAGCTTGAGGTATTAATCACCAATGCTTTGCAGACTGGACAAACTAATGAAGAGTTGGCCAAAGCTATTAAGCAATTAGGATTATCTACTGATTATCGTGCACGTCTTATTGCTAGTGATCAGATGGGCAAGATTAACGGCCAAATTAACCAAGCTCGACAGCTTTCGATGGGTGTCGAGACATACACATGGCAAACGGCGAAAGATGAGCGTGTCAGGCCAGACCACCAGCATAAGCAGGGCAAGACATTCAGATGGGATTCACCGCCAGAAGGGGGGCATCCCGGTCAGCCTATCCGATGTCGTTGCACGGCATTGCCTAATTATGAGGATATTTTGATTGATTAGTATTCCAAGTATTATGAAATAGGTTTAGATCTTCCAGTTCTAATGTTCGTTGATCCATAGCAGCGCTGGAGTGTCGTAAGCTGTTTCCTACATCGCAAATTATTGATAAATATTTTTCTAAATCTCTAATAGAGAGTTTGGAATTATTGTCTTTAATACTTTTAATTATTTTATTTAGTAAATCTTCTGGAGATATTAATAGGCTCGCAATTTTTTCGAAATAGTGATCATTCGTATAATTTTCACCAATCATTAAATCACTGCCTTTAAGATTAAATTTTCTATAAAACATAGTTTTATAAATATTTTGTTTATGTCTAAGGGTAAGGATTAATTGAAGATATTCATGCGATGTATTTAAAAGTTGTAACTTTAATTCAAATAGCCTTTGATCTTGAGAGAGTTTAATTTGCTTTTTCGCATATAAAGCTGCAATCACTGCAAAAATTAAACCTATCACAGCAAGAAGTGTTTGTAATTGGCTTGAATTAGCTCCGAGTAATGTCCATAAATAATTAAGATGATTCATTTTATTAACCAAATTGTTTTTACCGTAGTTTAATTCTTACTCTTTTAAAGAACCACCTAAACAGGTGGTTTTTATTTGGATGAAATTTATGAAACGTAAAAAGTTTAGTAAAAAACGGTTTTATCGCCGTTTGCAAGCACAGGGATTAGTTAAAGATGGTTATGTCAATTGGAATGGCGAATTAGAAATCTGGCAAATTCCTTGCTGTAACTTTCCTGATTTAGCTAAGGCAGCCGGTAAAGCTGCAGAAAAGTTTCAAGAGATGGTGGAAAGTTTAAAAGGATTACAGTCGCCAAATATCAAACCCATTAAAAGTAATATTTTTATTGATGGTGTTGATTTCGGTTCTGCTAAAGACTTTTCTGTTACCTATTCAAGAACGTAATTTTGAAAATTGATAAGGCCACCTTCGGGTGGTTTTTTTATTGAGCGCAATTTATGAAAACTATTTACCAACTCAAAATTGGTGACTTTGCGCCAAGCGAATCGACACGCTCATTTACCAAAGAGGGGTATCTGAAATGCGTAAATGTTCGTTTAGCTAAAGCGCCTCAAGTACGTCAGTACTATGCGTATGAGTTTCCATCACTGGAAGGTTATACCGCTGATCAAATCATCAATGTCTACACACCAGCAGAGGAGCTTTTTAAGCCTGAGGCTATTCAAAGCTTCAATGGTGTTGACGCTACTGACTATCACCCGCCTAAAAATGAAATTAACGCTTCTAACTGGAAGGATTATCACATTGGCTATTGTGAGAACGTTCGACAGGAAGGCGATTATCTGGTGGGTGATTTGCTCATTAAAGACAAGATCAGCATTGATTTGATCCAAAGCAACGAACGGCTAGAAATGTCGCTTGGCTATGGAGCCTTATTAATCGTTGAGCAGGGTACTGCGCCAGATGGCACGCCGTATCAAGCCAAATTTATCAATTTTATTGGCAATCACGTAGCACTCGTTAAATATGGCCGTTGTGGTGGTGATTGCCGCATCGGTGACAAACAGCAAACTCCACCAAAGGGGAATAAAACAATGGAAGTAATTGTAAACGGTATCCGTTTTAACATCGGCGATAACACGCCTTTGGCCGATGCATTAAAGCAGCAACAAGAGCAGCTGGAAAATATGAAGGCTGCAAAACTTAAAGTTGGTGATAAGCAATTTTCTATCGGTGATGAGCTTGGAGCAATTCAAGCAGTCGTAGATCAATTGCATACCGAAAAAACTGTTCTTGAGCAAAAAGTAGGTGATCTGGAAAAGAACCAGATGACGCCTGAAAAGCTTGAGCAGGCTGCTGCAGAACGTGCTGCTGTGATTGCCGATGCTAAAGCATTGGTGCCAACAGTTAAAACGGAAGGTTGCTCATGTGAGCAAATCAAGCGTGATGTGATTGCCGCAAAAGCTGGTGATGCTTTAGTAACTGCTTTGATGGGTAGCGTATCAGTAGGTGATGCAAAGCCTGAGCAGATCGACACAACTTTCCGTGCACTCTGTGCTGTGAAGGGTACACATCCTTCTAATCCTGTAGGTGATGCGCTTCACCAGCAGCAAAGTGTTAAAGCTGGTGATGGCAACCCATCAGGCGGTGGGGAAGAAAAGACCTACAGCAAAGAAAACGCATATAAAACAATCTAAGGGGATGTAAATCATGGTTAAGCAATACGATGCTGCACCCGGCATGAAGTTTCACCTCATTGGGCCAGAGGATATTTTATCTCTGCCTGTGGCTGGTACCGGTTTGGTAAACGATGGTGACGTGGTTGTACGAAGTACTGACGGAAAAACAGTTTCAGCGGTAACTGGTGCAACTAATACCAAGTTTGGAATTATCGTACGTCACGGCGTAGGTAAGTCAGGCAAAACGGCAGATGGCAAAGAAGCCTATAAGGCTACTGATGTAGCACCGGTTATGACAATCGGTTCGATTTACGTGAAGGTCACAGCACCCGTCACAGACATTAACGCAAAGGTATATGTCAAAACAGCTAACGGTACCACAGCAGCGCCGTTAGGTTCTTTATCCCCAACAGCTTTGGACGGTACAGAGTTGCCAAACGCATCTTGGGAAACAATTTCAAATGAACAGGGTTTAGCAGCTGTTCGATTACGTGGGGCATAATAATTATGAGTAAATTGGCAGCAATGAAGCTACGTTTAACACCAGTAGCTCAAATGGTTCAAGCAAATATTGGTGATGCATTTAACCTTGATGCTTTAGCCCAATTATTCGTTAAATTGGAAGAATTTAACGAAATGGATCCTCAGCTTCAGCAAGTGATGGATTACGCTAAATACATTCCTGTTAAACCTGTCAGTGCTGTATATGGTGGAGGAGAAATCCTAAGCCGTAAGAAGGGTGTGGGTTTGGGTAAAGATCATTCAGGAACAGGTAATGATATTCCTTTAGCCGAAGTTGAATATGATACTGTTCAATTGCCAGTGAAGGTCGGCACTATTGGTTATATGTATTCAGTGCTGGAGTTAGAAGCAGCTCAAAAATTAAATTTAGCACTTGAAGCAGATAAAGTAGAGGCAGCTCGTCTTGCTGCAGAAAAACACTTAAGCAATATTGCATGGTATGGCAATGCGCTTACAGGGGTTAAGGGTTTCTTAAATCAGACGGGTGTAACCATAGTTACAGCCCAACATAACTGGGCCACCGCAACCATTGAAGAAGTACTAAGTGACTTCAATGCAAGCTTGGCAGATGCTGAAGATCTTGTTGATGGGGATGTATCCGTACAGCCAGATACTTATTTGATGGCATCAAATCAGTACTTACACCTTTCTACCCGTGTAGTTGCTGATTCTGGCGGAAAGACTTTCTTAAAATTCATTGAAGAAAATAACATCTTCGCATCACAAGGTAAGCCGTTAACCATTCGTGGTTTAGGTCGTTCAAACGGCAAAGGTACGGCAGGTGCTGACCGTTCTATTATTTACCGCCGTGATCCGTCATGCATCCAAATGAAATGTGATGACGTCACTTTCTTGGCAGCTCAACCAGTTGGTGTAGATATTAAAGTGCCTGGTCACTACAAATATCAGGGCGTATGGTTGAAGCGTGTTGATTCTCTCCGTTACTTGGATCATGTGTAAGGATTAAAACAGTATGAAATATTCTTATATCTATAGCGGCTTACAGGCCGCTTTTGTTTTTTCTGGTATTGCTGTTTTACCTACAGGCACACCAACTCTTGTGGATGAAGAAGCGCACAAGAAGCTCACTAAAAATAAGTTTGCTAAACATCTTATTGATATCGGTGAACTTGAAGTTCAGGAAATCGCGGAAGATGAGCCAAAAACAGCGGGTAAAACTGGTGGCCGTGGTGGTAAAGGCGGCAAGCAAAACGATGCAGCAGGTGATGCGGCAAAAGCTGCAGAAGAAGCTACTTTGGCCGCCGTGAAAGCTGAATTAACTGCACTTGAAGTAACGTTCAGTGACGATGAAACACTTGAGCAGTTACAAGCTAAGTTAGCTCAGGCTAAGGAATAAGGTAGACATATGGACGTACAAACGTTTCGTGAAAGGTTCTCGACTGATTCGAGTTTAATGTCTTTGCCAGATGCAAGGATTCAGGATGCTTTAGAAGAAGCGGATCAGATCGTTTCTCAAATTGAGTTCGGGGCATTAAAGGAACGTGCTGTAGGTCTATATGCAGCACATATCCTTAAAGTCGGAACCATTAGCGGCAATGGCGCTGCTTTTGGTACTGCATCAAGCATGACAATTGCGGGCCAAAGTGTGAGTTATTCACGATCATCGAAAGAAGCTTTCTATGATCTAAGCATGTATGGCCAACGCTATCTTGCGTTAAAAAATTCAATTCCAATTGATGATGAAGGTACTAACCCTAACCGTTTAGGCGTTGGTGTTTTTGTTGTATAGGAGAATCATATGCCTTTTAAGTATCAGGCACCAGAAGGTTACAAGCCAACCAAACTCGTTATTGCTGGGCAAAACCTAGATATCAAAAACGGCGTTTTGGAATCGGATAATGACATTATCCATATTTTAAAGCCCTTAGGTTTTGAGCGTTATGTTGAAGTGGTTGAGCCAAAGAAATCTGCAGCATCTGCTAAAGAGTAATTAAGCTATGAGCGATTATCGTGTTGATACTCAGGTCAATTTTGATGAGATGAATAATCGCGTTAGGTTTGAAATAAGACGCACGATTAACGCTCTTACTTTGCGCTTACAGCGGATTGTTCAGGAAGACATGTTAAGTGGCCAACGACTTAAAGTTCAGTCAGGCCGCTTGCGTGGATCCGTTTCATCAAAGGTGGATGAGGATAAGGATTCCATTGAGGGAACCGTGGGAGCTGGCGGTGCTTTGGTGCCTTATGCACCTGCACATGAGTTTGGTCTAAATGGTGCTTTGGGTGTTAAAGCACACCTAAGGACAATTAAACAGGCGTTTGGCCGACCTATTTCACCTGTTCAGGTCAATATTAAGGCCCATTCTAGGAATGTTCGGTTTAGAGAATTGCGGTTCATGCGTGATTCACTGGATATCGTGGCCAAGATTGTGCCGAAAAATATTGATGCAGCAATTGAGCGAGGTATAGCAGGTGGATAGCGAAGCAATCTATCAGGCGTTGTTTGAAAGGTTAAGCACAAGGGTAGAAGGATTGATTACGGTAAGTCGCCGTTTACGTCACTTTAACCATGTAACACCAGAACAGCGCCCAGCCATGTTTATTACACAAGGCAATCAGCAAGAAGTCCCGGTACATGGTTTAGATTCAAAAGTTGAACTAGCTGCTGAGGTTTATCTCTATATTCATGAATCGGACACTACAAAGCCCCCATCATCACAGATGAATATTTTCATCGATCGTGTACGTGAAGCTATTAAGCCTGACCATCCAGATTTAAATGAATGTCAAACCTTAGGAGGTTTGGTAGAGCATTGCTGGATCGAAGGCACAATAGAAGTGTATGAAGCAGTAGAAAACATGCTGGGTGATCAGGCGATTGCAATTATCCCTATCCGGATCCTCACAACCAATTAACAAAACCTTCATTTTATGACCGCCTCTATGGCGGTTTTGTCATTTTAGAGAGGTCAAAATAAATGGCTCAATATTTATTTGGTGCCGGCAAGATCTTTGCTACACCGATTCAAGATGTATACGGGCAACCGATTAGTAATCCCACACCAGTTGAAGTGGGGGTGATGCAATCCGTTGGTGTAGATATTAGCTATGACTTAAAAGAGCTTTTCGGTCGTGGTCAATTCGCCGTAGATGCTGCGCGTGGTAAAGGTACCATTAAATGTAAAGCTTCTTTCGGGCGTATTAACGGTACCTTGTTAAATTCCATCTTCTTCGGTGGAGTTGTTGCTGAAGGTGGAATTGAAACAGTTTCCCAAACCATTAATGGTGAAGTGATTCCGGCTGGTGGTACTGTTACACCGGTTGTTCCTAACAGCGGTACATATGTAAAGGATCTAGGCGTAACAGATGCTAAAGCAATCCCACTTAAACGTGTAGCATCGGCGCCAGCAACCGGACAATACAGTGTAGATGCGGCAACCGGTGCTTATACATTTGCTGCTGCAGATGCAGGTAAAACGGTATTTATTAACTTCCGTTATTCAGCAATGGTGGCGGGCGCTAAGTCAATCACTGTCTCAAACCTAGATATGGGTTATACGCCAGAGTTTGCCGTTGACCTGCAACGTGACTACAAAGGCAAGTTCATGCACATGAATTTCTTCCGTTGTACCAGTAACAAACTTGGGTTTAGTTCAAAACAGGACGATTACGATATTCCTGAGTTTGAATTCCAGCCTATGGCTGACGATCTTAACCGTGTTTTCAAAATTGATTTATCGGAGTAATGCCAGATGCAATTTAAGCAAGTTGATAACCCGCGTGGTAATAGTAAAGAAATTGCTGGTCAGACTTGGATTTTTGCTCCAGCTCCATTGGGTACACTTGAACGTTTCCAGGAACAGTTAAGCTCAAATGATGTGCCTGTTTCCGTCATTGTGGATATGGCTCATATTTGTTTAAAACGGAATTACCCGGATATTACCCGTGAATATGTTTCTGATGAGCTCTTAGATATGGGTAACATGGAAGAAGTATTAGCCCTAGTAACTAAAACGTCCGGCTTGGAATATACAGGTAAACCCGTAGGTGAAAGCTCGGGGGAATAAACTGGGAGGAGCTGTACACGCATTTGGTGCTGACATTGGGCAAGGATTACGACTATGTGCGTAATGAATTGGATTTCCCAAGAGTCAAAGCATTGAATGCGTATCACAAGCAGTGTCCTCCCAGCCATGTTGGCATTCAGCGTCTGTGTCGGATCCTTGAGGTATTTATGGGGATTGAAGATAGTACTGGTTCAGATGATACGCAAAGTGATGATGAAGATGATTTGTTTGCGGATCTGCAGAACTTTCCTCAGGGTGGCTAAGGTTGCCCTATGGTATTCATATCAATTAACATACATAATATGAAAATGATAAGGGGGCTTATTTGTGAAGTTTAATAAATTTTTTATATTAATATTTTTATTGATGTTTTCGTTGTTATTAGCTAACTTTTTTAATCCCAATATATCAAGTTGGGTAAAAAACAAGTTCAACATTTCTACAAATTCAGAATTAAATCCATATTATAAAAAAATGGTAGTTGTTCATCAAAGAATGGATGGAAACATTAGAGAAGGTTCTATATTTTTTTTAGGGGATAGTATAACTCAATCTTTAAACGTAAATTCAGTGACCGATCGTGGTGTTAATTATGGAATTGGTGGGGATACATCTTTAGGATTATTGAATCGTCTAGAGTATTATAATTCACTTAAGAAAGCTGATAAAATTTTAGTAGCTATAGGAATTAATGATTTTATTTTTAATAGAACCAGTAAAGAAATCATAGGAAATTATGCAAAAATATTTGAATTATTACCTAAAGACAAAAAAGTTTTCATAAACTCAGTGTTACCAGTCACATACCAATATACAGAGAATTCCGATAAAATTACTATCAATCAAATTGTGGATTTGAACCATGAATTGAAAAAATTTTGTAGTCTAAAATCAAATTGTGAATTTATTAATTCTTATGGCTCATTTGCAGATTCATCAGGATTTTTAAAAAAATCCTATGATATTGGAGATGGCATACATCTTAATACAGAAGGATACAACCTTTTGATTAAGATATTGAAAGTTAAAATAAATTGAATTTACACAATTAAACTTTTTTGAAACCGCCTCACGGCGGTTTTTTTATGCCTGTGAGATAGGAATTATGAGCAACAATCGAGTGGAAGTGCACGTTGGTGCGAAGACTTCCGAACTTAAAAAAGGCATGAATGAAGCTGAAAAAATTGTTTCTGATTCTGCCAAGCAAATTGAAAATTCTACAGAAGGGGTGAAATTTAAGTTTGACCTCTCAAATATCAAAAGACAGTTTGATGATGTTTCTAAGTCTATTTCAGAAGGTTTTAGTAATCAAATTAGTGAAGCACTTGGTGGTTCGCGTATAGGTTCAGCTTTTGAGAGTATTACTTCAAAACTAGGAGCTCTGCGTGGTGGTGCATTAATTGCGGCAGGAGCAGTTGCAGGACTGGCTGTAGGCGGTACCGTAGCAGCTACTGCAGGCTTAGCAACACTGGCAATTGAAGTAGCTAATAACAATGTTGAACTTGCGAGATTCTCAGCCTTAGCAAATACCTCAATACAGTCATTTCAGGGATTATCTGGCGCGGCACAAACTTTAGGTTTTTCACAAGAAAAACTCTCAGACATGATGAAAGACTTCAATGAAAAGATCGGTGAGTTTGCATCAGTGGGTTCTGGTGGGGCTAAAGACTTTTTTGAGCAAATCGCTGTTAAAACGGAGTCTGGCGCTGAGGGTGCTAAAAAACTCGCTGAAGAAATGTCCAAGATGGATGGTGTAGAAGCCTTACAGACTTATGTAGATAAGTTGGAAGAAGCTGGAGTCAACCAGCAGCAAATGTCTTTCTATCTTGAGAGTATGGGCTCGGATCTCACTGGATTAATCCCGATTTTGCAAGATGGCGGTAAGCTTTGGAAAGAATACCAGTCTGCTATGGAAGAAGCAGGGATTATTACTGGTGAAGAGGCAATTCAAAAATCCATTGAATTAAAGGCTCAAACTGAAGTACTTCAAATGCAGTACACCGGTTTAAAAAATCAATTGGCTCAAGCAGTGATGCCAGCTTTAAGCGGTGTTATTAGTCATTTCATGAATGGCACCACAAAAGGTGGAGCATTTGCTGGAGTAGTACAGACTTTAGGTTCAGTAGCCAAAGGTGTGGCAGTTGTTATTGTTGGATTAGGAACTGGCTTACAAAACCTTGTGAGATTAATGTCTGGAGTGATGAGTAACTTAAGGACTATTGGAAGTACTGCCGTAAACTTTGTAAATGCGGATGGGATCCTGGCTAAAGGTAAGGCTCTGGCTGGTGGTGTTAAGGCGATCTGGACTGAAACCAAAGATACTGTGGTTGATATTGCTGGTACCACCAAAGCCGCAATTAATTCAGCTTCTAATATCTTTAGTGGAACACCCTCATTTGATCGTTTATCTCAAGCCAAAATAGATATCCAAAATGCTCAACTTGGTAGTAGAGGTGGCAGTAAAGGGGTTACTTCTGGTATCGGACAAAATAAGGCACTCAATCCTGATGGTGGTAAATCAGATAAGGCAAAGCAGGGTAAGTCCGATGCTGTACGACAAGCTGAACAAGCAGCTAAAGCACTTGCTGATATTCGGTATAAATATGCATCTGAAGAAAAGAAAGTCGCTTTAGATCTGCAGAAGGCATTGGATGAGATTGAAAAATCTAAGATGACTGCTGATGAAAAATCAGCTGCCAAAGTCAAAGCCGAGAAGGATGCATCCGACAAGATTATTGCTATCCGTTTAAAAGAGTTTGAGGAATACAAAAAAGCTCGTGAAGAACAGATCGACAATTATCAACAGCAAGCACAACGACTTTATGAAATCGAAGCTGCACGGATCCAAGCTGAATATGATGCCAAGAAAATTTCAAATGTCCGTAAAGTTCAGTTGGAAAAACAGCTAGAAGATCAGTTACGCGAAATTAAGCGGCAAGGTCTTTTAGAGCGTTTGGCTTTGGAAAATGAGCAGACCAACATTACAGGCAAACAAGGTAATCAAAACCAAATCACTAATAGTATTTCTGATTTAGAGACTGATCAGAAAGTTGCTGACACTAAGTCTATGGGCTTAATCAGTGATGCGGAAATGAAAGACTTTGAAGCTAAATTTGGTGGCTTTACTTCTCGACTTTCTAACCTTTGGGATCAGGGCATTCAGTCGCTTATGAATGGCACTCTGACTTGGAGTAACGCAACTAAAGCAGTGCTTGCTGACATGGGAGCATTTGCCTTGCAAACAGCTACTAAAGAGTTGCAAGGATGGCTAAGAATCCAAGCCATTAAGTTGGCTCGTAAACTTGGCTTTGTGGGTGCTGAAACAGCAGCAGAAGCTTCTGGCCAAGCTGCTCAAACAGGGGCAACCATTGCAGGTGAAGCAACACGTACCAGCGTTACTGCAGCAGGTGGTTTGGCACGTTTAGGCTTAAAAGCAGCTGAAGCGATCAAAGGAATCATGATGTCGGCATGGGAAGCCATGGCCGGAGCTTTTAAAGCCATGGTTGCAATTCCATATGTTGGTCCAATTTTAGCCGTTGGTGCTGGTGCAGCTGCTTTTGGTTTGGTTGCTGGTCTTGCGGGCAAGATTAAATCTGCTCGAGGCGGTTACGACATTCCATCCGGTGTAAATCCTGTTACTCAACTGCATGAAGATGAAATGGTATTACCTTCGCAACATGCAAATACCATCCGTGAAATGGGTAAAGCCTTACGTAACGGTGCAAGTTTCGGAGCAGCTGCAGTTGCTGAAGGTGGAGGTGCGGGAGCAACCATTAATATTAGTGCTATTGATGCCAAGAGTATTCAACGGCTCTTGAAGAGCAATGGCCGTGCAGTTGCTAGTGGTTTGCAAAGTTATGCCCGTGGATTTGGTAAAAACGGTAAATAAGGAGGTGTAAGTGTCAAACGTATTATTTCCAGAATTACCCGGTCTTGAATGGGATACATCTATTACTCCCATGTTTAACACCAAAATCATGACCTCCATTAATGGCCGGGAGCTTCGAGCAAGCTTTCAGGCCTCACCTAAATATGAAATCTCGTTGTCTTACGCATTCTTGCGCGAAAATAAGGGGAGAAAGGAATTGCAGCAACTTCAAGGATTTTATTTAGAGCGCCGTGGGGCATTTGATTCATTTCTTTATAAGATGCCTGATGACAATGAGTTTAGTTGCACATTTATTGGTGATGGAACTACTACAACTTTCCAGCTATACAAGGATATGTACACAAGCCAATTGCCTCTAGGTAATACAGAGGAGCAGATTGTAGGTGAAGTAGATCCCAACATGTGGAATCAAACACCAGCCAAAACAATGTGGAACACAGACCAAGAAAAGCTTATGTGGAATAACGCAACTGCTCAGATAACGAGTGACGGTAAATATGTACTTTCACAGCCGATCGAGGAGGGTGTAGAGGTAACTGTGACGGGTACTTTTTACTACCGTTGCCGTTTTAAAGATGACACACAGCAATATGTCAACTTTATGCATAAGCTTTGGAAAGCAGGGAAGGTTGAATTAATTGGTTCTTTGGGGAATAAGATATGAGACAGGCCTCTCCAAAACTTATAGCCTTGTTAGATGCCGATCAGTTCATCATGGCCGATCTTTACACCATTACAACTATTCAGGGCATTGAGTATCGCTATACAAGCTATGACGTCAATTTGACGGTGCAAGGCAAGGAGTTTCGAGCTGATGGACCAATTATCAGCCGAGAAGGGACTAGCCTTTCTTTAGGCATTGAAGTGGATAACTTATCTATCACTATTGAGGCAACCGAAAATACAAAGTTCGGCGATGTACCCATAGCTCAAGCTTTCCATAACGGAATTTTAGACGGCGCTCGGTTTAAGCTAGAACGAATTTTCATGGATATGAATACTCCTACAGATACCAGTGCCGGCACTTTAGTCTTATTTGAAGGGCGTATTGTTGAGCCTGAGCTTAATCGATATGAAATCAACGCAAGTGTGGTCTCTGATGTTGATAATTTAAAGCTTCAAATGCCAAGGAATTTATACACACCAGGATGCTTAAACACTTTATTTGATAGTGCATGTGGGCTTTTAAGCGCGGATTTTGCCGTTAATACGACTATTGCAACAAATAGTACGCCTAACCGCACTTGCGATTTAAGTCAGCCACAAGGTTGGTTTACTCAAGGAGTTGTGGAGTTTTTAGAAGGTGCAAATATTGGTATTAAACGAACCGTACGCTTGCATGAAGCTGGTTCGCTAATCCTAACTTTGCCGCTTTTAAAAATGCCAGAGATAGGAGAGGCGATTAGTGTTTATCCGGGTTGTGATAAACGTCTCGATACATGTACTAATCGTTTTAACAACCGTGCTCGATTTCGTGGTGCACCATTCGTACCCGTTCCTGAAACATCAATTTAATTTTTTAAATTTAACCCAAGCCCTGCAAATGCAGGGCTTTTTATTTGGGGGTAGAAATGCCTTTACCTAATGCCGACCAGTTCGTTGGTCAAAATGTGACTGAATCGGGCTTTAAGCAAGCCCAAACTCAACTGATTCAATTTCTAGGTGATGAAGTTCCAACTAATGAAAAATTAGTTAATACCTTTGCCACAAAAGCAATTGCTGATTCTAAAACCACCTTAATGCCAATTGATTACAAGATAACTGTGACCAGTGATCCCGATGAAACAAAGAATGGTGATTACACGTGGAACGGTACGGAATTAGTTAAAAGTCCTTATGATCCTGTTGATAAATCGAGACAATTTACAAGTGAAGAAGTAGGTAAAGTTTCTGCAGATGTTAAGGAGAAATTTGAAAAAATTAAACTTTCTACCAGTAGTGAATCCACTTCTGTTATTCCAGTCTTGGTTGATAAAGATAATAAGACTTTAATTGGTTATGACACAGAGAAAGACCAGATAGCTGCAGGGAGATTGCAAGAGCAGGTTTTAGAAAATTTACCTAACTTAAAAAAATCGGAAGACATTGGGAAAATTGCTGTTCTAACAGACTCAACGCACAAAATCTTGATTGGTTATGATACGGAGAAAGACCAAGCGATCATAGCGGGGCTAGAGTTACCAAATCAAAGACCTCTCGTGAAGGCCGTTAATCACATTCTGTTTTATGGTCAATCTCTATCAGTCGGAGCAACAGCAACCACGATTCTAAGTACATCGCAGCCTTATTTTAATGTGACATTCGACACGGGCCCACGCAAAGACTCAGCTGCAAATTCAGTCATTCCACTGATTGAGCAATTTAATAATCCAAGTTCAGATGGCTATGATAATCGCGGTGAGACTTGTTGCTCTGGTGCAGCAAATTACGCAAGTCGAGCAATGATGCTAGAGAATGGTATTGATCCAAAGGACCATGTAATTTTTGCATCTACCGCAGGACATGGGGGGTATCGCATCGATCAGCTTGAAAAAGGTACGGACTGGTATAACTTTTTTATCGAGCATGTGTCCGAAGCAAAGCGTCTAAATGGCGATGATTACAAAGTACAAGTCGTGTGTTGGGTGCAAGGTGAAAATGATGCAGTAAGTTCAGTACAAACAAGTTATGAAGTTTATCGACAAAAACTTTTAAAACTTCAGTCAGATGCCAGTGCAGATATTAAAGCGATTACTGGTCAAACGGATGAAGTGAAATTTATTACTTATCAAATGTCGTATGCAGCAAGAACGTGGGAAAAACAAGCGCTTGTTCAACTGCATCTTTGTCAGCAATCAGATAAGTTTTTGATGGCTACGCCGATGTATCACATGCCGTATGCCATTGACAATATTCACCTTACAAATGTTGGTTACAAGTGGCTCAGTGCTTATTTCGGGCGCGCATATAAACAATTGGTTGTTGATAACCGAAAGCCTGATTTTATCAATCCCAAAGTAGCTCAACTAATCGGTGATGAAATTCATATCAACTTTGACGTGCCGAAGGTCCCTCTTGTACTTGATACAACAACTTTAGCCTTAACGACAGATCATGGATTTAAAGTTCTTGTTGATGGAGACGCAACAACAATTGTGAGTGTTACAGTTCAAGACGATAAAGTTGTTCTTAAATTATCTGAGCCGCCAACGGGGGTGGTCAAGGTTCGATATGCATTGGACCATCTTGGGGCTGGCATCAGTCTAACTGGTGGAGCATCTGGAAATCTCAGGGACTCTACTGCAGATGAAATTTTAATTGATGGAGTGTTAAAGCCACTTTATCACGTATGCCCGCATTTTGAATTGACTGCATTTATAGATAAAGGAATTTAATCAATGAGTTTTTTATTTTTTAAGACAAAAGATTTCTCAAGCGCCCATTCATTGCCTCAACTTAAAGATGTTTCAGATTTAATTCCGCAATATGAGAATAATGCATATGGTCACTGGTTGTTTGGAGGAGGTCCTTCTTCATTGGTAGATGTTGTCAATGGAAGAATATTGACGCTTCAAAATGGGGCAACAGTTCAGCCAGTATATGGCGATAAAACTATTACGCTATCCACAGCCATCGGCAATGCGCTTTTGACAGATTTGGTTGATTCTTCTGCACAGAGTATGACTTTATGTTCAGTAGTAAAGTGTAGTACAACGTCTCTGGCCATTTTACTGGGCAATCTAGTTCCGAGTTCATCTACATTAAGTAGCGGTCTAGCTGCTTTTGCATCGGCAGGGAAGGGGTATCTGACTGTTAAGCCTGCTACTGCAGGTGGACCAGGGGGTATTTCATCTTTAACGCCACCATCATCAATTGTACAGACATCCAACTTTTTTATTGCAACAAGCGTTGATAAGAATACAAAAAAGGAATCATCTATCTTCAACAATTAGGCGTTGAGTCTAGTAATGAATCGTCATATACCGCTGTTAGCTATGAATCTTCAGCTAATAAAATCGGTATAGGAAACGTGGCTTATACAGGCTCTAGTAATACAGCTACTTATTCTGAAGCAATCATTTTTGATAACGCTTTAACTTTGGCTGAGATTCAAAATGTAGCATTACGCTCTAAAGACCGTATGGCGAATAGGAATATAAGTTTTTAAATGAAAAATTTAGAAGCAGTTAAAGAAGCTCTTACTTGGCTAGGTACACCATATCACCACCAAGGACGTGTTAAAGGTGTGGGAGTAGACTGTGGTACTTTGATTTGTGAGGTCTATGAAAAAGTTGGACTCATGGACCATTTAGACCCGCGGCCATATCCACCTGACTGGCACTTACACCAGATGGGGCAACGTTATTTAGAACTCATTTTAGGTGTATGTGATCCGGTCGAAGGTCCACCTCAACCGGGTGACATCGTTTTATATCAATTTGGTAAGTGTATCAGTCATGGTGCAATTGTTATCGAATGGCCACAGGTCATCCACAGTTACCTCCATCAGGGAGTCATTATCCAAGATGGAACAAAAGGAAGTTTAGCCCGGCGAATTGCCGGGTTTTTTCGTATGAAGAGGCTTAAATAAATGGGTGGATTATTTGGTAGTACTACAATTAGTACAACGGATACCCGTATTAACTCTATGCGGATCCAGCAGTCAGCTTATGGGCTTTGCCAGCCATTGGTTTATGGTAAAACTCGTGTAGCGGCTAATATGTTTTGGTATGGAGATTTTACAGCTACTCCTCATACAACAGTGCAAAAGTCTGGTGGTAAGGGTGGGGGTACTAAAACCAGTAATACCACCTTTAGTTATAGCGCCTCTCTAATGCTCGGCTTATGTGAAAACCAAATTAAAAAGATTGGCCTGATTTGGGTAGACAAAGAGCAATATGTACCTAAACAAGAAGGATCTATAACTTTAGACCCCATCGACCAGTTAAAATTTGAATTATTCGATGGAAATAATAATCCGCCGTGGGGATGGCTAGTATCAAAGCATCCAGAACAGGCAATTAATTATCCGTATTTGGGATATGTAGCTGTAGCTAATTATGAGATGGGTAATAGCGCCAGCCTTTCAAATCATAATTTTGAAGTGATCAGTACTATCACGCTATCTGACACAATTGATGATGCTAACCCGGCAGATGTTATTGAAGATTTCATCACTCATCCACGTCATGGTGCGGCCCCAAATCTTAACATTGCGGATCTGGAAGAGTTTAGAACCTATTGCCGGGCAGCTAATCTCTTGATTAGTCCTGCATTCACAGAACAACGACCAGCTTATGAAACTATCAATGAGATTGTCGAGGCGGTTAATTGTGCTGTGGTACCAAGCCCGGATGGCTTAAAGATACGTTCTTTCGGGGACTCTGCAATAACGGGTAACGGCGTTACCTTTACACCTGATCTCACACCAGTTTATCACTTAACCGATGATGATTTTATTGGCGATGACGAGCCAGTACGTGTACGCCGCAGCCGTGACACAGATGCTTATAATCATGTGCAGATTGAATATATCAATCGTTTTAATCAATACAATACAGAAACTGTAGAAGCAAAGGATCAAGCAAATATTGAAATGTTTGGTCTACGTACAGAAGATCCTGTAGAAAACCACTTTTTTTGCGACCCAAAAATCGCCCGTCATGCAGCACAATTACGACTACAACGCTTGTTGTATGTGCGGAATGAATATGAATTTGATCTGGGGTGGAAGTTTTGTCGATTAGAACCAATGGATATAGTCACTCTCACTGATGCAGCATTAGGTCTAGTTAAGTTTCCTGTTCGGATTACACGAGTTGAAGAGGATGAAGAAGGGCGTTTGACTATTACGGCTGAAGAACTGGCCATAGGTTCAAGATCTGCTATTGAATATGACCTGCAAGCATCAAATGGTTATCAAGGTGGTAATGAAGCACCAGGTAACGTAAACGCTCCAGCTATATTTGAACCACCTTTAGAACTTACAGATGGTAAGAGTCAAGTTTGGGTGGCAGTTTCAGGTGGCGTTAATTGGGGTGGCTGTAACGTGTGGGCCAGTCTTGATAATACGACTTATGAAATGATTGGCACCATTTATGGTTCTGCACGTTATGGCCAGCTTGTCACGGCGATTGATGCAGATGATACGGCATTACAAGTAGAGCTTAATACGGCAAGTCAGATCTTCAGCGGAACATTAGAAGATGCTCAAGCAGATCAAACACTATGTAAAGTTGGCGATGAGTACTTTAATTATCAAATGGCCACTTTAAATGGTTCGGGTTTATATACTTTGAGTGACGTTTTACGTGGACGTTTTGATGATGCACAAAGCCATAATGCTGGTGAGCAGTTTGTGCGATTAGATAAAGCAATTTTTGAATATAGCTTTAATGAAAATCTGATCGGTAAACAGATCTATTTAAAATTCACCAGCTTTAATGGTCTTGAGCGTAAAGAGCAAACTTTAGACGAGGTCACGGCGTATAGCTATACGTTGAGTGGTGGGCGTCCAGCGGGAGTAAAAGGACTCTCACTGCAATCACCATTTGTTGGCACTACATTTAAAGTTCAGTGGCAAAGCGCAACTGGCGCAGATGGTTATCGAGTTCAAGTCTGGTCTAATGGGGTAATGATTCGTCAAGTTGATACAACGAATACGGATTATAGCTATTCAATAGAAGAGGCTAAACAGGATGGCTTAGGTCGTGCTTATACAATTCGGGTAGCTAGTAAAAATGGTGGACAGATCAGCACCTTTGCTGAATTGAGTATTAGTAATCCGGTACCGCCGTTATTAACTAATATTTATACATCTGCTACATCCAACTCGATCACTGTAAGCTGGATACCTAGTGAAGTTCCGGATCTGAAAGATTATGCAGTATGGCTAAGCACTACCCCTAATTTTGATCCAATACAAACGCCGCCAACATGGACGGGTATGGATGTAACGACTACGATCGGAGGTTTGCAAGCGACAACGCCATATTACATTCGTGTTGCTGCTCGTGATGTGTGGAAAGATACGGTATGGAACTATTCAAATCAGATTACTCAAAGTACTTCTGAAGCTTAATTTTAATTAACTCTACAGCACCCAATTCGGGTGCTTTTTTATTGGCTAAAAATATCTGGAGAAATTAATGGAACCAGTTTCCACTAGCGGTTTTACAGCACTATTAAAATTTTATGGTGTTGCAATTGTGGTGGCTTTAGCGGTCGGCTTGGTTGCAGCAGTTGTATTAATGACACGCATGCCACGTTCACCACAAGAGTGGGCTGTAGGTTTGATCTGTACGGTTGTATCAAGCCTTGCTGGCGGTTCATTCATTATCGTGAAGTGGGGGCTTCATGAATGGGTTACTGATATATGGGGGATGATTGCACTTGGTGGGTTCTTCTTTGTTTGTGGTTTACCCGGTTGGGCTTTAGTCCGTTGGATTTTTAATTTTATAGATAAACAGGAAGGTAAGACCATTATTGAGGTACTTAAAGAAGTTAAGAAAGCCAAAAACGATATTTCAAACAGTTAATGCCGCCTTCGGGCGGTTTTTTTACATCTGAAGGAAACCGAAATGAAGATTGAACAATATCTTGATGAGTTAATTAAACGCGAAGGTGGTTACGTAAATAACCCAGCGGATCGAGGAGGGGCGACCAAATACGGCATTACTGAAGCGGTTGCACGGGAAAATGGCTACAAAGGCAGCATGAAAGATTTGCCGCTTGATGTGGCCAAAGCAATTTATCGCAAAAACTATTGGACTGCTCCACGTTTTGATCAGGTGAATAACATTTCCTCGGCTATAGCTGAAGAACTTTTAGATACCGGCGTGAACTGTGGTGTCAAATTTGCAAAACCACTTTTACAGCGTGCTTTAAATTTGCTGAATAACCAAGGTAAAGCAGGTTGGTCTGACTTATCAGTAGATGGGGTTTATGGTCCAGCTACTTTAAATGCTCTCAAAAATTATTTAAATAAACGTGGCAAAGAAGGCGAAAAGGTCTTGGTGCGCGTGTTAAATATTATGCAGGGCCAGCGTTACATTGAAATCTGTGAACGTAATCCAACGCAAGAGCAATTCTTTTATGGTTGGATTGCTAATCGCATTTTTCTATAAAGTTTTTAGATTGGCCGTGTATCTATTTATAATGGATACATAGCCAATGAGATTAATTTAATCATGAAATTATTTAATATTTATAGTTTTTAAATCATTAATCTTTACTACTTTTAAATCATTTTTATCTTTACTAATTAGTATTAAGTTATCAGAAAACTTATCTAAAATATACCATTCTTTATCTGTGCTTATATTTAAAGTTGCTTTTGTCAGCTTATCTACCTTTAAACTATGATTCTCGTAAATTCCGTAAACCATAGGTAAAATACATAGTAAAATTGAAAAGAGAGATGTTTCAGCTAAGTCATTATCTTTAATTTTTTTAATATAATTCCAGATATACCTATAGTGATTGCAAAATACGAAAAAGTTGGAATATGAAAAATACCAGTAAAGATAAATTGGCTTATAAATGGAACAATGAATGTTATTAAAATTCCAATTAAAGAACTAATAGTAAACTTATCATATATTACATATGTAAAAACTAAAATGTAAGTAAGAATCAATTCTAAATTTCCAAACATTATCTCTATTGGATTGTATAAAGAGATAGTCCAATATCCATAACTTGAAAGAAAACCAAATTTATAACTAGTTTGAATAATAAAGTTAAAAGTTATAAATAACGTGATCATTTCAGGTATTGAATCTGTGGATTTAATTTTTTCTACAAACATAATTTGTCTAAAATAAGCTAGTTAATTTAATTAATAATAATCTAAAATTTGGATAAAAAGAGAGTTATTTTATCGTTAACAACTCATCCCACTTAAATGGATTTCTACTCAATTTATCACGGCTCATACTCCAGTTTCGATTCGGTATAAAGCAGGGACCTACACCAATCTTTTTCTTACCGAATTTGGTATGCACGTTCTCAAGTGCTCTCATCAATTGTTCCTTCTTTTCTATCGTTTCAAAATCTGTAAGTAGATCATAAGTATGGCCAGACTTTGGCTCTAAACATGTCAGCACTACACTGCACTTCTTATATTTAATTCCTTCTTTGTAGATACGGCTTACCATATTTAATAGTATGCTCAATGTAGAAGTAAACCCAATCTTTCATTTGCAAACTCTCAGTTTTTCAGTAATTTTTTTCATATTTAGGATGACATTAACCAGCCCAACTATTCATAATATTTGCTTATAATAATATTGTTATGCTCAATCCACTTTTCTTGAATATTCCTTATTGATTTTTGATCAAAATAGATTCTGTTTTTAATCAAAGCTTTTGAAATATCAGTTAACACAACGTCTTCAATCATATTCATAGCTTTCTTTAAATCATCGAAAGAAACTTGAATATATCCATCAGTCACATCGTTATCATCATCTTCTGTTGTGTGGTTGATTAAACGTTTAATCGTATAGCTTCCAATTGCTAAACTGTTCGCGATAGTGCCAAAGGTTCGGCGTAAATCATGGAACGTAAATTCTATACCAGAATTCTCAGTTACTTTTTCTCGTGCTGCTCGGCGATCTGAAATATGAGAAACACCATTTCTATCGGTAAAGACATATTTATTATCACCGGCACGTTTTTTACGTTCACGCATAATGTGCCAAAGTGTATCGCCCATAGGCAATAAAAGGTCCTCATGGTTTTTAGTGTTAACGATTTTGATGGTACCGAACTGAAGGTCCACATTTTTCCATTGGACAGATTCTGCTTCACTACGTCTAAAACCAGTTAAAGCGATTAAGAACAAGAAGTCCTGATTGGTATAAGCTCTAAAGTCATTATTTTGTTCACCCATCCAATAAGTTGTGGCAACTGCAAGTGCCCATGCTTCGCGTTGATCCGCACGAACGTGGCCTTTTCTGCGTTTAATCTTATTGAAAGCCTTTTCTTCTTTAACAATAACAACTGGGTTTTTAATATTTAAAATTTTATTTCCTGACTCATCCTTATATCTGCTAATCGTATGGTTAAAGAGGGCATGTAAAAATTTTGATGCAAGATTAGCTCGGGAAGGGCTTGCTTCAGAAAGTTTTAAATGTCGATCGATAATCATTGCACTGGTGATTTGATCAAGTTTTAAATCTTTCCAATCATTGAAGTAATTCTCTATGCATCCGTCATATGCAATTACAGACGTTTCAGCCAGCTTTTTACGCAATTTATAGTATTGGTAAGCTTCAGAAAGGGTAGGCACTAGCTTTTGTAAGGCATCATTTTGAATTGCAGAGGCTCGTATATCACGTTTTTGCTTAACAGGATCTACACCTTCATCCATCATAATTAGCAAGCGTTTAGCTTCAGTTCTGGCTTGTTCTAATGTATAGACACCATGTTTACCAATGACTTTACGTTTTGATTTGCCGTTTGGCATTTTCTTTTCAGCAAAATAGCTTTTAGTTTTGCCCACACATAAGCCAAATCCTATAGTTACTGTATCTCTGTAAAAGATTTGTTTCTCTTCAGACAAAGGAATAGAGTCTATTACCGATTTAGTAAATTTAATGTGTTGAGCCAT